AAATTTCAAGACACCTTGATTTTTATTCTGAACACTACTGACGAACGACTTCAAAAATTCCACCCATAGAAACGACCAGATCTCCAAACGCCTGTTGCGCCGGGTCGACCTTGCCGGACATCTTGATTTCCTTTGCGACGACCTGCGCGATTGTCATTCCGACCATTTCGTTCGTTATTTCAACCGCGCGCCAACCGACCAGATCTGACCAACCCTTCGGTGCGGCGCGCAACGGTCGCGGATTTTTAAGGATAAGAATATTTCCTTCGCGCCGGACGGTTTCACCTTGCCAACCGACGCCCGCGTTGATCCGAAAAAGACGCGTGTCGGAAGGTAAGTCCTTCAGAATTTCGCGAATTTTCTGACCTTCGCGCATTAATCACAATCCGCGTTCGCGCAAGGATCTTTTCCGCGCTTCAAGCGCCGAAGGTTTCTGTCAACCAACCAATCATAAAGCTTTTCACGCTTGCGCCGGTCACGAATGCTTGAAGTGACTCGTTTCGCTTCGTCGCGAGCGAAGGCTTTATGTTGAACCGATTGAATTTCGCCAACGGTTTTTTTGACGCCTTGAATCGCTTCGGAATTTTCCTTGACGTTGTCCTTCAGTCGATTAAACCGCTTCCCGCCGCGATCTATTATCGTCTGACGCGATTGTTCAATTCGTTGGTCGACGTCTTCCTTGTCATAGTATTTCATACCTAAAATGAAAGAAAAACCCGCAAGCAAACAACCACCAATAAATAGGATATTTTTCATTGTGGACGAAACCCACTGAACAGAACGCGAAAAGGTCGATTTTGAATTATTTTTCATGTCGTTCGCCTTTGAATTTATTGATTGCCCATTGATAATGTCGCCACCTGGCGCGCGGCCGGGTCAAAACCGGTCGGCACTTGCCCGACATATATCGGTTTATCGCTTCCAGAATCGACGGACAGCGCCGAAGGCATGCCGACAGGTATTCGACGCCGTGTCTGATTTCGTCGGCGACAGACGTCAACCTGCGGCCTTTTAACGCTATGCCGTGAACCTGCATCAATCCAAGTTCGCCCTTTTTGCCGACGACGCCGGGTCGAAAACTGGATTCAAATTGGATCATGACGGCGGTCAGCATGGGATCAACCTTGTTTTCCGCTGATATTGTAATTATCGGATTGACCAATTCCAGCGCAGACGCGCGTTTTGAAGGGCGGACGTCTTGCTTGTTGTGATCAATATAGGCGCGAACCGCGTCGGTTTCGGTCGCCCAAACCGGCAATGATGCAAGTAAAAGGGCGATTGCAACGTAAAATCGCATATTAGACCAGCATCGCGTGAGGTATCCGGCGAACGTATCCGGAACCGGTTTCTGAGGGGTCTCGCCGGACAATTGCCCAAACGTCGCGACCGTCAAATTTCATTCGACCGATGTCCTGTTGAAACGCGTAGCTTCCCAGTTCTGACGGATTCGTAAATGACGTCATGTAGGGATCAGGGTTGAAGACCGCGTTCCCGGTGTCATAGTCGCCTGGAAATTCGCGAAGTGGAAACCGCGAACAACCGACATATTGATCCGCGCCCGCCTGCGTCGGTTCCAAACTACACAACCAAGCGTTTGTCCCGTCAAAACAAGCGACCGCAGCGCTGACCTTCGGTGAATTGAACGCAATTGAACTGTCCGCGACCGGGTCGAAAACACGAAGCGAAGACGTCGGCGTCGGGCTGAATACCCAAAACAGATCGCCGTCGCATATAATCGGGCCGACGTCGCCGGTAATGATTTTCGGCGTCGTTGTGAAACCCGGATCTCCCAAACCCGGAATCGAAGCGGCACAATAATAAATTGTCCCCGATTTCGCGCTGAAAACTATCACTGACCCGTTCGACGCGATTCCGCCCATTGGACCGCTTGAAGGACTTAGTCCGCCGGGTGCGTCGCCGTCGCCTTCGGCGACAAGCGTTCCGTCGGTTCTAAGTAGTAACGCCAGGACGCCCGCGCCGCCGGTTGTTAAGTAGTCCTTTTTTACTACAATGTGATCGTCGTCCGCGACTATCATCATTGAATTATTTAGCGAACCCGTTCCCGTTAAAAGCGTTCCGGCGGAACTCCAACCTGACCGAACCGAATAATCTGAAATTCGATAACAACAGACGCGCGACGGTTGATTCGGCGACAATGCCGTATCGGTAAAGGTCACGTAAACGTAAACCCCGTCAGAACAAAAACTTGTCGGTTTCCAGGTTCCCGCCGGAAACCCGGCCGCTAAAAGAGAACCGGAATTGTCGATTTCGGCGGTCAGATCTTCAGGGTCGTATTTGTGAATTCGATTGTTTGTAGCTTCAAGTATCAACAGAAGTCGATTTCCTGCGTCGTCAAATCCGACTTCCAATCCTTCAAGCTGCGCCGTCGCACCCAGAAAAATCTGATTTCCAGCGCTCCAAGGGTGCGAAATCGGCGCGCCGTCGCCGGACGCGGAAAACAACCCGGTCGCGACTTGTTCGTTTGTCGCGCGCGGTGAAATTGTCTGCCCGGCGAACAACCGACGAAGGGCGTTCAACCGTTGCGACGCGTCAGACGCTTCGCTGTCGCCGCTTGGACTGAATCCCGCGTCTTTCATTAACGCTTGCGACGCACCCCAAAGATCGTCAACTAGAACCTTTTGAATCGGCGTCCCGTCCGTTGACGACGGTCCGGTTGAATCCTTACTCGTGACGTCCGGAAACGCGCCTTGTGTATTGGCAATTGTTGAATAGTCTTTCATTGTTTCACCTTAAACATAGTTGACCACCAAACCCGCCCATGAATGAAGCGGTTTATATTTCAAAATTATTTTCAAAAACGCCGACCGGCGTTCCGTCGGGATATTCGCCGGAACGATTGTTGTCGGTCCGGTCCGATTTCCGCCAACGAAGAAGATAAAATTCCAACGTCGCGGATCGGTTGGAATATGATATCCAACAGGCGTCCGGTTCATGTCGCGGAAGAATCCAAGAACCGCGTTCGCGTTTCCGGTGACAAACGGCCCGTCGCATTGCATAAGGATCGCCGGTTGTTGTGTTTCGACCAGTTCGCCGTTTACAAGAAGATCGTCGTCAGTGATTATCAGCGCCGGGTCAACAATCGGGTCGTTCGCGTGAACCTGCGCGGTGAACCCGGCCGCCGTCAAGGCGTCTTGAAGGTCGTCAAGCGACCCGGTTCCGGGTTTAGCATATACAACCGAATGAAGTTCCTGACGCCGAACGTCTTCGTCAATCGCCGTGTCAGTGACAATCCCGTATTCTTTTTCAAGGTCGGACAGGATAGGCGTCAAAAGCGGTTCGCGGATATACGCAAGGGCCTTCATGAAGTTATAGAGGTATTGCCAATTATTCCCGCGCGCATAAATGAATTTATCAAATTCACCGTCGGGAACCGGGCGCCAGATAGATCCGGGCGGAAGTAACGCCTTGAAAACGGCGTTCATGAACTTGGGATCTTGTTTTAGCGTTCCGGTTCCATGGTCGACGCTTCCCCATGGTTCGTCAAACCCATAACCGCCTAAACCGTATCCCGCTGGACTCATTAGTTCACCGGATCTAGTATTTTCCAAACCGCGCCTTGAATAAGCGGATTGTAGTATTTCGCGACAAGGGCCTTCAGATCTTGAATATCTTCAGCGCGCAGGTCGACTTCGTCGCCGTCGTGTATTTTCTGCGCCAACTGATAACGCGTGAATTTTTTCTGTGCGTCGGCGTCCTGGTCGTTTTCAAGAAGAACGTTTGTCAAAATAAGGCGAAGATCTAATTCGCTTCTTTTGGTTTCTGTCCCGTCGTTGATCGCGAGAAACAAAGGTTTTCCCGCTAGGTTGTTCAGCCTTGTCGTTGTTTTGATTTTCATTTTTGTGTCTCCTGGTTTGCCTAGTTTAGCAAATGAAAAAAAAATTGTGTTTTGCCGGGTCGCAACCCGACGCCTTTTATTGTTATAACCTTTCAATCTTTAAATTGATATCTTCAATCGTGAAATTCGTCGTGTCGGTTAGACCTGAAATATAAAGTTCAACATGGTTTCCGCTTGTCAGCGAGGCGATTGTATCGCTTCCAAACGCGCCGAAGTCGCCCGCGCCGCCTGCGGCGAAAAGACGTTTGACATGCGCTGTCAATTCTGTGGCTTGCGCAGCTGTACCACCGCCAGTGTAAGCGGTAAACCCGGTCCCGTCGATGTTCGTTGAATTATCGTCCTGAAGCTCAAATGTTGAAGCGGTAACGTTCGCAACGGTGAATATCCGGTCGCTTATTTCCGTCATACCGCCGACTGACTTGATCGCGACCTTCTGACCGTTTGACAACCCATGGCCCGACGCGGTGACAACAACCGGGTTCGCTTGCGTCGCCCCTGTGATCAATGTTTCTGTCGACGAAACCTCAAAAACAGAATATTCAAAAGTCTTATTTCCGACAGCCGATTCGCCTGACGCCGAAAAAGACACCGAATAATCGCGCGTTGCGCCAATTGTAACACGGTCGTTCGCCTGGTCGGAAACGCTGTCTTCGTCGGGAAGGTTTGTGTCGAACAGTGTGAACTTAAACCATGAATTCGCCAGTGTAATTGACGTTGACGTCGAATTGTCTTTGACAAAAATTCCGGCGTAATCTGGAAAAGGAATTTCAGATTTTAATTCGTTCAGCGCGCCGATCAAGGACGTCGCCGAAAAACCGGACAGAATTGTTTCGCCGGATTCGTTCAGCGTTATAGATCCAGATCGTGCAGTGAAATTGATATCGTCTTGCGCTGAAATCGCAATAGTTGCAAGACCTGAACCTGCGTTGTTTGCGGTAATCTGGACAACTGAATTCGCCGTCGATGAAACGTTCGCTTGACGCGCCCTTATTTCAACTGTCGCAAGCGCCGAACCGGACGCGTTGCCCGTCGACCAAACATTGACCGTCGAAGTTCCGGTTCCCTCGTTGTTTGAAAAAATTTGTGTTTCGGCATTTCCAGCGGCGCGCGTTATTGATTGAACGGTTGTTTTTGCCGCGCCGTTGCCGTTTTTCGTTTCGGATCTTAATCTTGCGGACGCGTCGCCGGTTGCGCCGTCTTCCTGAACACCTTCAACAGTAACAGTTGCGTTGCCGGACGCGCTGGGTAAACCTATAGTTGCTAACAATATATCAGCGGCGCCCGCGCCGGTTGCCTGATATGTAAACCCGCCGGTCCGACTCGTTGCGGTCGCATAACCGCCGAAAAATCCGTTTGAATCTCCAAATGAAATTATATTATAGGTTGTAGGCGAATTTAAGGAAATAGCATAACCGGTTGTTGTATTCCATGCACCCGTGGGGATCGGATTGCTTGTTATTTCAAGAACATTTGAACGCGCGCCTGTTGTATCCTGATTTATTAGTTTTAATGCGACATGATCGCTTGGATCTTCCGCCGTGATAGTCCATTGGCTAGCGGATTCAACCGAATCGGCGTTTATTGAAATAATTCCGTCGCCTGCGCCAGCGTTCGCGGCGTCAAGAAACAACGTCAGGTCGCCCGCGTCGGAACCGCTGACGGCAAATCCGGAACTGACGTCTGATTCAAGGTCGATTGCGGTTGTCGCGTCAACGGACAACCCGTCGCCCGCGTTCTGCGGCGACAGAACTGACGCCGCGCGGTTCCACAACGATTCCGCGACAATTTCCCCTTTCAGTTCGTTCAGCGCGCCGACAATCGACGTCGCGGTAAACGCGCCATCAAGGGTCGTTTCGTCTGATTCATTCAGGGTTATCGTTGCCGCGCGCGCGCCCAATGTTAGATCCGCGGTCGCGCCGGAAACCGTAAAATTTGAAGCGGCCGAGGCATCGATCGAAACCGCAACGGATTCAATTTCAAGCGTTGCCGTTGAACTGATTTTATGCGATCCGCCTCCGCTGAACGCAATCGCGTCGCCGCTTCCGGCGTTTTCAATCGATAAAACGTCGGGATCGTTCGTTGAATCGTTTTGAATCAACGAAAGCGGGACCGCGTTTTCGGTATCGGCGATCGTTATTTCAACCCGATCGCCTGCGGTTAGCGGCGACAAAACCGACCCGGCTCGATTCCAAAACACCGACGGAATAGAATCGTCGACATATTTCTTGATCGATTGTTGCGTTGCAAGCGCGGCCGGGTCGTCCGAAATCATGTCGTCTTCGTCGCGAATGATGTCAACCGCCGCACCGGCGGCGTCAAGCTTCAAGCTATCGCCGGAATTTTCAGGCGACAAAACCGACCCGGTTCGATTCCAGTAAAAAAGCTGTGTATTGTCGACTTTTTCCCAAACCGACCCGTTAAAAACCGCCCAGTCGCCAATTTGCCAGTCTGTTATTCCGTCAAGGTCTGTCGTTCCAGCGACCGAAACGACGTAATAATGACCAGTTGTTCCGGTGCTACTGACAAGCGTCGGCGTATTCGTCGACGCGTTCCAGGTTCCTTGATACTGAAGCGCGCCGGAAACGCCCAGATCGGTTTCGTTGATCACTTCATTTAGTGAAGTTTTCCAACCGTCTACAGCGTCAAATTCCGTCTTTTCGCCCGCCGCCGGCGCGCGAAGCGCTTTGTTTTCTGTCGTAAACGCGACACCGTTCGTCGTTGACGCAACACCGTTGTTGCCAATACAGCGGATTAGATAGGAACCCGGCGCCGCTTGCGTTGCGTCAAACGTCGGCGCTGGCGCCGCAGGGTCGGACAAAACCGCCGTCGCGCCTATTGGTTGATCTAGGATTTCCCATAAATAGGAAGTTATCCCGACGGTTGAACCAAGGGACAGCGTCACCGTCACGGCGGAAGACCCGATTTTTGAATATGGAAAAACGCGCGCTTCGCCGGGAACGCCGGCGGGTTCGCCTGGAAGATCTATCGCAATTAGTGGATTTAATGGCATTTTTTCACCTCGTTAAACAAAAATCACGCCGCCGGACTTCGCCATTTCGCCTTGTTTTAATACATAGGAAGGTATAAATATACCAACAACAAGACCGAAACCAACCGTTCCGGCGGAACCGCCGACGGGTTCGATAATATCCTGAACAACCGACGAAACCGTCAAGTCGGTTATTGTGTTGTTTTTGTCCGACTCGAAATCAAGACCAGTTATAAACGGACGCATCTCGCGGGCGTATTCATCCAGCGCCGTTTCAATATCGCTTTCGACCTGCGTCTGAATTGCCGGGTCAACAACTAGGTCGCGAACTTCAAAATAAAACGTCGTCCGTTCTATGGATTCGACAAAAAGCGTTTCGTCGGTCTCCCCCAAAGGCGGCCGGGTTCGCCCGGTGTCGGGATTTGTATTTATATTGTCGCGAACGCTCGCAAGCAACGCAGGCGGCGCGATTCCGTCCGGATCGATACTTGAAACCGCTTCGACAAAAACCGTCCGGTCGCCAGGAAGCGACTCGTTGTCGCAAACAACGGTCGGACCTGCGCCTTCGTTTGCAATAGTCGCCGCAAGCGTCATTTTGTTCGCCGCGACCGAATTGATCGCATAAATCCCGTCATTACTTGCCGACCCTTGAACGTTGACGGCGTGACCAACTGCAAATTCCGCGTCGGTGAAATCGGTTGTTGTCGAATTGATCGAATTATCCGCACTGGAAAAGAAAATATCCGAACCCGTGACCGTGTATTGTCGCGGTTTTCCGGCATATGGAAACGCGTTTTCAACGCCGGTTGTTTGTTCCGCCCAGGTCCGATAGTCCGCCGAATTCCCGCCGCCGCCGACCGTCCTGATTTCGGTCAGGATTCGCCGCCGATATGATTCGTCACTTTCTTTTTCAACCCCTAGTTCGTTGACAGCCGTTACCGTTCCGACGGTTGAAATTCCGGGTGTCTGCGTTCCAATCGTCAATGTGTCGCTGACTTCAAGATTTCCCGCCGGGCCGGTTGTCCGCGCGGTGATATCCAGCGTTACGACGCCGCCCGCTTCGCTTACGCTTGCGTCGGCCTTGTATCGTTCATTGTTTGCGTCGCCGACCCAATCGACCGTCGAAGGAAGGTAAGCACTTGGATCGGCGTCCGCTTCGATTTCGAGGTTTGCGGCGTTCGCCGGTCGCCTATAGACACCGTAGTTTTCACCAATTCGATCAAGATCTTCGTCGGTCGCGGTCAGCGCCAGGTTTTGAAGAACGCGTTCGGCCGCGAACCTGAAAAGCGACGTTCCAAGAAGCGCGTCAATCGCGGCGCAAACCCGCAGAAATGCTCGAGGGATAAGCGGAACCGATTGATTCAGCGAATTTTCGTAATTCGTAAGGAATAGATCTTTCAGTTCTTGCGTCGTTGGTATCTTTAGCGCCATGATTAAACCTTTTTATGCGCCGGGTCGGTCGCCTGGTTGATCCAGTTTTCCCCGTATTTGGTCAAAAGAAGCGTTTCGACGTCCTGACCTGGCGGTTCGATCAAAATTTCGGTGACGCGCAACTGACCGGTCGGATTCGCCGTGTTCGCCTGAATACGCGTCGCGATTTTTTCCGTTATCATCCATGCAAGGGCCTTTTCCGCCGAATCTCGAAGGTTATTTAGGTTTGTAAGCGTCACCGGTTCGCGACCGTTAAATTCATAGTCAGAACCGATCTTTTGATTTTCGTCTTGAAACAACACGTTTCCACACCAACCGGGTTCAGTAAACAGCGAAATAAACGCGGCGTTTTCAAAACCCTGATCCATGACAGGCTGACCGGCATTAAACACAAGGTCTGAACCGTTTTCGGTCAAAATCAACTTTGGGTCTCCTTGAAATCTGTCCGCCATTATGGAACCTTTATTACGTCAATTTTCGCCGGGTCGATTGTCTTCGTTGACGGGTTCGCTGTAGCGGGCGACCCGCCGGTTCCCGGTGCGTAGGCTGTCGCGAATGCGTCCCATTGCGTTTTTAGGTCGTCAAACGCTTCCTTCAACTTTGAAAATCGAACCGCGTTGTCGGCGTTTCCGTTTATTTCAATTACGCCGCTTGATAGTAAATTCATGAACGCTTTGATCGCGCCTGCGTCGATTGAATAAATTTTTCGTTCGCCTTCGTTCATTGACGGTTCGATCCCGTCGTCAACAGCGACACCGACCCGCCAGGAAGAACCAAGGTCGATTACAATCACGCGCGAATCGTTCGGCGGGTTGTAGTCTTCGCCCGACTGCCTAAACAGTTCGACCGACTGAACGTCGTCCGGATCGGTCAATTCAACCTGAAGGATTAAGACGTTTTTGTCACCGTCGCGATTTTTTCCGACGGCGCGTCCGGTGATTCTACCTATCGCCGCCATGGTTCACCTATTGGTTCGCCTGTGAATACATTCGGCGGAACAATCGACAGTGTCGCCGTCGTTCCATTCTTTTCGAAGTTGAATTCAACGCGCCGAATGATAAAATCGAACCCGTCAGGAATAAACAACGACGGCGCCTTGTAAGTAACAAGCGTATTTTCCGACCATAGTTCGCCGTTTGGCGAATACCAACTGTCAACCGGAATTTCCATGGTCAGCGCGTCGGCGACCTGTTTCGATCTGCGCCAGTCGGCCGCCGCCTGAATATTTCCCGCGGTTGAATCTTCGGCGGAAAATGTCAGAAATCTTGACTTCGGAATTGCCGTGTCCTTCGCTGTCGCCGTCTTTCGCTTTCGATTTGGACTGTTCGCAATCGCCTTGTAAACGTTGAACCGCTGTCGACCGTCGAATTTCGCCGCAGAATCCCGAACCGGCGGTTTTCCTTCTTCAAGTGTCCCGACCGGCGCTCCGGTCGTTTTTGCCTGATAAAATATCACTTCTCCGTCGACTGTTGACGATATCAAAACCGCGCGCTGTGTCGCGAGACCCGCCAAATGTTGAAAGATCTTATCCGTCGCGCGCGCCGTTACCTGGTCGAAAATTTCGTTATCGTCGAAATCATAGACAATCGGAATTCCTAAAGGTTCGATCAGTTCCGTCGCCCGGTCCTTCAGGGTTATTTTTTTCGACTCATAAGGCGGACGCACGGTCGAATCGACAATGTCCGCCGCCGCAGAAGCGCCTTCCAGCGCAACCACGACGCCGCCTGAACCGCTTGAAGGGTTGACCGAATACAAAACCCCTGTGAATCGTTTCCGTCCGCCTAGATAGCATTTGACGGCCTGATATCCATAAGGCCGGATTAGTTCAGTTAGTTCAAGGTCTGAAGGGCTCCACTGAAGGGACGCCGCGAACCCGTCCGCGACCGTGTCCATTGTTCGCATTAGTGACGCGCCTTCAACGGGAACTTCAGTCCCTTCAATTTCAAAGGTGAACGCGTCAGGATCTTTTCCGACTAAATCGACCGCAAGACTGTTTTCAAGCGCCGCAAGTTCCGGGTCGGTCGGAATCGTGATCACTTCGCCTGGAAAAATCAGTTCCGGGTTTCCGGACCTTAAAACCGTCTGATTCGCCCTCCAAATCAACCGCCATTTTCGACCGTTTCCGTATGCCTGCGCCGCGATTCCAGACAGCGTGTCGCCTTCAACGACGATATATTGCTTCCCTTGTGTCGCTTTAGCCATAGATCACGACCTCGCGACCCGGTTCAAGGAGAAGGATATCTTCTCCCTTTAGATGGTTTGATGAAATAAAAAGGTCAAAATTTTCATCGTTTTCGCCTAGTGATCCATATTCTGTTATGGTGATTTCAATCGGCGCGCGCGGTTTGGTCAAAACAAACCGCTTTTCAACGTTCAGGTCAAACGCGGAAACAAGAAGGTATTTAATCGCGGACGCCGTCGCAAGCGCGGCGTCAACGAACGATTGCGACTGACTGAAAAACTGACTGTCAATGTCGTTATCTTCAAAATTCGCCATTACAACGTCAAGGGCGTCGGAAATAGTCGCGAATTTCGTTGACAAGTCTTCCGCAAATTCAACTGCTTCCGCGCGCGTCTGAAGAAGGCCGGTTGTAGCAATTTTTGCATTCGCGCCTAGTATCGCAGACAACGAATTTTCAAGAACAGCCGTCCGGTTTTTGTCTTCAGCGCTTGCGCCGCCTGGTAGTTCGTCAAGAAGTCCGGTCGTCAGGTCGGCATAGTAATCAAGACGCGACCCGATATCGTTATTTGCAAGAAGTGGGATCTGCGTCAGTTGTTGCATTTGACCGGAAAGTTCTGCGGCCGCCAGCGACGGCGCGTTCAATACGTCCTGAATTGACCCTTGAATCCCGTCAACTAGGTTGTTCAATGAATCAATTGTTGTAAACAGAGGCGAAAGCGCCGCGTCGGTCAACCCGGTTGCTATGTCCGCGACGTCCTGAATTGTGTTCCGAAGGGTTTCCGTCTTTTCGCTTATATTGTCCGCGAATTGTTGCGCGGCGTTGATATTCAGGTTGTTGACGTTTGCGTCGGTCTCGCCCTTCAATTCCGGCGCCGACGTCAAGTCTTCAGGAAGAATCGGATCGATCCAGCTAGTTCTGACTTCCGTTATGTTTCCGTTTGTGATCGGTTGCGTCTGTTGAGAAATGGACAGCATTTGAAGATCTAAAAAACCAAGAACCGGGTGCGTAACATCCCAAAGGCCGTTTTGATCTGCGCTAGTCCAAAAACGCGCGGCGTCAAGGTCGTTGTCTTTTCCCGCGAAGAAAAACGTTATATCATAGTGCGACGAAGTCATTTCCAAGTCTTGCGCGATTGTTCCGACGATCTTCGGATAGTCGAACAGACCGATCTTTTTCGATTTATCCCTTGTGTCGCCGCGCCAAAAACCGGAATATTCGTCACCGTCCGGCGAAATGAATTTGATATTGGGTCGAAGGCGCGCGTTCCAATCGTCCGGACCTAGACCTAAGATATCCTTTATTCTGTCAAGCGTTTCCGTCATGGGTTCACGCCTAGCATTTCAACACCGACGCGCGGGCGCGACATTTCTTCTTCGAATTCCGAACCCGGCGGCGCGCCTGCGATTGTAAGTTTCCCGCGCATCAATTCCGTTTGTCGCTGTCGTCCTTCGACTTCGCCCGCGTTCGGCGCCGTTCGCGGACCGGAAACGGGAAGTTGCTCGCGAAATAATTCGTCATAGTCGGCGTCAAACATATGTTTCGGACCGGGGACGCCTGCATGACTTCCGAAGCGCGCCGCGTCGCGTTTCTTCTTGAAGTCGTCCATTAGGTTGTTAAGATTTTTGAAAACCTTCGTGTCGATTCCGAAAAAGTCCGCGACCTTCTGTCCGCCTGCGGCGACCAACTTCATGAACACCATTAAAAGATCTTCGATTGCCGTCCTGACCAGTTCGACGCCTTCAAGGAACGTCACCTTCAAAAATTCCCAGTTCTTGACAACCGTCAGAAGGACCGAACCCCACGCCGCAAACGCCGCGATATAGACTGCAAGCGGATTCGCCGCAAGAAACACAAACAGCGGTTTTAATGCAACCGACATTCCCCACATCATAACGCCGAACAGCGTCTTCAGGCTCGCGATTCCCGCAAGGACGGCGGGCGCGCTAAGTGCCGCAACGGCGACGCCTAGACCTATGAAAAGCGGACGCATATCGTCAAGGGTTGTCTTCAGAAAATCTAAATCGGTTCTAAGGCCGACAACCGTTTCGTCTTTGAACGTTCGGAAGTCGTCCGACAGTTTTTTGACGTCAATTCCGCGCAACGCTTCAACCGTCCGGTCGATTGCGCCCGGAATTTGATCCTTGAATACGTCGACGAATTTAAAACCCGTTTCAATCGCTGTTGACTTCAGAACGCGCAAGCGATTTCCGACGGACGTTCGCATATCGTCAGCGACTTCCTTCGCCGTGCGTCCTGATTCAATGGTTTTTGTTTTGTAGTCTTCTAGCCATTCGCCGCCTAGTTCAAGAACCTTTGAAACGCCCACAATCGCGCGCTGACCGAAAACCATTTTGATCGCCGCTAGTCGTTGCGCGTCCGTCATTTTTTCCGTCGCCTTTGCGAAGTCGGTGAAAATTTCAATCGGTTTTCGCATTGACTTTGTCAACGGGTCGACTGCGTTGACGCGCATCTTGCGAAGTTGTTTCGCACCCTTCGCCGTCGGCGCCGCCAGTTGAGTAAACATCATTCGCATTGTCGTTCCCGCAAGGGTGCCTTCCAGGCTTGCCCGCGACACTGCGCCCGCTAAAGTGGCGAAATCTTCCAGTTCGCCGCCTGCGGTGTTCACTACTGCGCCCGCGAATTTCATGGTTTCGAAAAGGCCCTGAAGGTCCGTCGACGCTGAATTCACGGTTCTTGAAAACACGTTATTAATTCGGGATAAATTTTTTAAACGTTCTTCGGGATCTTCCGCCGCCAGGTTGAACGAATTAAGAGCCTTGACGCCGATTGCCGTCGATTCCGCTAGATCCATCGCCGCAATAGTCGCTAGGTCTGTCGTTGACGCCGCCGCAAGCATTGCCTGTTCTTGATTGAACCCGGCCTTGACTAGTTCGTCGATTGCGCGCGCGGATTGCGCGGCTGTAAATTCCGTCGTCGCGCCTATGTCGCGCGCGGTTTTTTCCAGCGTCTTGAACTGTTCGGTTCCGCGCTGAACGTTCAACTTCGCGGCGGCGGAAGTGATCGCGTCGTCAAAATCGACAAATTCAGACGTGACGTTGCGAACGCCTTCCTGAAGTAAACCAAACGTTCTTGAAATCATTCCGGCGGTTAAAATTCCGCCGACGATAGACTTGAAACCAAGCGCCGATTTTGAGGCCATGCGAAACGCGCCTTGCGACTTGCGTCCGAAGCGGTCCGCGCCCTTCGACATGCGTTTGAAGGCCGGTGTGACCCTATCGTTCGCTTTGAACGTCGTCCTGACAACGAAATCGGGCATTAATTACCGGCCTCCTTTTCAGATATCATGTTGTGCCAATTGTTGAAATATTTCAGTTCGCCATATTTCAACCTTTTTAGTTCGCTTGGTTGTATCCCTCGGAAGAACAGATTTCCGATCCACTGGTCAACGCGAGGGACTATACTTGCAAAAAAAGCGCACCCAAGCATTCCGCAATCGATATGTCGACGCCCTTCAGGCGCATTATCACCGCGCCGCCTTCCTTCGACAGACCGCCCAAAAATGAATAGATCTTTCCATGATAATCCGATTCCTTGTTGTCTTTCATGGCGATTTTTGAGCGGCCGTCAATTTCGCGGTATTTGATAACGGTCAAGCTTCCTTCTTTTCCGCCTATCGGTTTCTTTAGATACTGATAGACGTTCAGGGTGTCGTCTTCTTCCTTGATTTCAAGACGTCCCTTTTTGATCGCTTTTAAAAGCTTGTTACAAGATGACGTGATTGCGTTGTGAACGTTTTCGTCTGAAATGTCGTCAAGATCCAAATCGTAATAGTCAAGCAACGTGTCAAGCTGCTTTTGAGCGTTTTCCTTCGACAATTTTTTTTCTGACATTGTTCATTTTCCTTTTTTGCTACCCGGCGAACAAAGTCCAGTCGTCGTCCGGAAGGACTTGACAGGTTGTTCGGTTCTCCTCCGTTTCGTTGTTTTCTATTTCAAGGGTTCCTTCGCAACGATAGGTATCGCCTGCGGCGTTCGTATACGAAAACGCGACTGGTTCAAGCTGTTCGGCGTAGCCCTTCAAAACGTCGCGTTCGACCGAATTAGTCACAAGAACCAACCCTTCGCGAATCGGTGGACGTTTCATCATTTTACGCATGGACTTTCCAGAAGTCGCGATCATGCTGTTTTCGAATTTTGAAATCGTTTCGGTCAAATTCGCGTCGGCGGCGACCCTGAACGGAACGCCTTCGACCGTGAATTTTCGAAGCGATCCTGATACATCATAAGGCATTTTTCAAACCTCCTTTATTGCAACAACACGGCAAGCGACGCGTCGAATTGTGTCACAGTGTCGAAAATTCCGCCTTCGCCGCTTACAAGCAACGGTAAAGTCGAATCAAACCCGGTTCCGCCTGCGCGAATCGTCACAAGTCCGCCCGCCTGAAGGCGTTCGATTGTAAACGCCGCCGTGAATATCCAGGCGCGCCCTTCAAACGCAATCGTCAGCCGAAGAAGGTCGTCAATCACCGCGTCAATATCGCGAGCCTTTTCGCGACTGATCGAATTTGAAACCTTCGTCACGTCTGCGACAATGCTGATCCCTTGCCATTTCGTCCCGCTGAAATTCACGCGTTCGGCGTTCAGCACGTTTTGAACGATGCTGATATTTCTCATTGACCGATATACGTTCGACGTGATCGGAACACTGGTCGGATGATAGAAGGTCGCGACGTTTTGCAGTATAAGCGCGTTTCCAACCGCCTTTGTCGGCGAAATTCCCGCCTTCAATGCCGTGTCGCGCGAATCATAAAACCGCGTCCAGCGGTCCGCCAGCGCGCCCGGAATGATTCCCGGTAACACTTGACCGATATATGATTCTTCCGCCCGGTCGTTGTTGACGCGCGCCATGATTCCAATCGTCACCGCCGCGACTTCCGCCGGATGATTCGGCGACCCTGGCGCGGCGATTATGCCGTTTGTCCGGTCGGTCTCGCGTCGTCCGTCGCCCAATGCAACAAGGGCGGAAAGCGCCGAAGAACCGGGTTCGACGTCGCCGTCAAGGACACGAAACGGCCTTGAAACCAATTTCGCATAGTTCCCGGTTTTCGTATCACCGATCCCGTTGTAAACGCTGATTTTGTTCAGGGTCGTTGAATCCTGTCCGTAACCGTGAACAACGTCGGTGTTGTGGTTTACGTTCTGATCGTCGCCGGTTCCAAGACCGTCAAGCGCGTCGTCAACGTCGGGAAGACCGGCGCCGCCTGTCATGTCGGTTACAACCGCAACAACGCCCGCGGGAAGTTCTTCTTGAAATCCCCAGTTGAACGTCAGGGAAATCAAGTCACCCCAGGGGCCTTTTGACTTCGACGTGAAGTCGACCTGCGCGGGCGTCCCGCCGTTGACCGCCGCCGTTACCGGAAGATCGTCGTCGGCATTCACCGCGGCGACAACATTCGTCGCAATGTCGGTGTCGGCGTCGCTGTCCGAAACGGTAACAGGAACCGCGATTCCTGCGATATACAGATACAGCGTCGCGTTTTCCGTCGGAACCGACCCGGTAAAATCGATATCGCCCGCCGCCGCAGTTGCGCCGCCCGCTTCAGGTTGTGGAACAATCCAGGTTTCGACGCCTTGCCCGCCTGCGAAGGTCCGGACCGCCAACCTATGCAGCATGAACCCGAAACCCGTCTTCGCGCCGACGTCCGCTTCGTCGGTCACAAGAACCGGAACATTGTCGACGACGCTTGTTTTTGCGGGATCATACGTCCCGATAATCACAATTTTTCGCGGAAGCACGTCGGCGGACGGCGCGAATTGAACGTTTTCCGCGCTTGCGCCGACTGCGGCCGCGAGGCTGTTTGCACTTAAACCCATTGTTTAACCTCCTGTTAAAACGCCCGCTTCGGCCTTGTCTGCGGTCGCGCTGTCTGGTTGATAAAACTTATTATCGACGTCAATCGCAGGCGGAACCGCCGGTTCCGGCGTCGCGCCTGTGACCTGTTCGTCAATTTTGCAAGTTAATTGCATTGATCCAGTTAAGACAACCAACTTCCCGCGCGGAAGTGGATCGTCCTTGTTTATCCCGCTTATCCAGCGGGAACCGACGGGACGCGCGAGACCTAGATCAACATTTCGCGCGTCCATTATTTCCTGATAGATTATGTCGGCCAATTCATCAAACGAATTGTCGGCCAGGTCGGACGCTTCCTGTAAAGCCGCAAGCGCGCCTTGTATTTGCGCGGGCGTCGACGCTGGATTTTGAATAATAGACAAATCGACAAGCGCCGGTTTTGAAACCGTCAAGTCAAAATTGATCGTTATTTCGTGCGACGTCGAAGACCCGGCGACGCCGCCGCCGGACTTCGAAAAATCGCCGGAACTATAATAGACCTGAACCGACCGGTCGTTGTTCTTGACTTCGCTTTCTCCCTGTCCCGGTTTCTGATATCCAATCGTCCGATATCGTCCGCCTTCGGCGGCGCCTAGAAGGTTGACGACCGAAGCCTTGATCAATCGAAAATTCATTGTCATGACTGCGCCGCCTCCACAAGATAAAGGCGAATGAAACCAATCGCGCCGCCGTCTTCCGTCGGTCGTTCGACAATGAACGGATATTTCGGCGCGTCAACCTTCGGTTCAATCGGAATTTCGCAATACCACTTTTCACCGTCGGCGGGAATTCTGACAAGCGACGTCCGGCGCAAGGTCACGACCGGTTTGTGAACGATTATTTCCTGACCTGTTTCGGGGTTGTCAACTAATGTGTCATAGATGATCTGACCGACCAGTTCAAGACTATCGTTCACCATTGCGACCGTCGCGCCCGCTGATTCGTCGACTATCGATTCAACAACTATTATTTTGTTTTGTGTAATATTTTGAACAGTGTAAGAACCGTCATTCAAGGCGGTTCCGTTGATCGATATTGTGTCGCCGTCAGAAATCCGAATATATCGAAAATCCGTCGCTGTCGAATTCACGCTTTTGTCGGAAGCAACGAACGAAAGATCGTCAGCGCGAACAACAATCGGACTGTCCTGTTTTTCACCGTCCGGACCGATAAGGACCGCAGGCAATCCCCATTCGCCTTCAAGTGAAAATTCGAGGTCTAATTCGACCTGTTCGCGCAGGTTGATCACTTCGCCGCCGCTTTCCTACTTTTTGATCGTGATACCCTTCGGAAGTTTGCCCTTCGGGACTTCGCCCTTGAACTTATTTCCGCCGATATAGATCGTCTTTTTCTTTTCCGCCGGTTTTTTGTCGTCCGGTTTTTCCGGCGCGGCGTCGGGTTTGTCTTTAGCCATTGTCAGCCTTCTTTTTCTTTTTCGACTTAGGCGGTTTCGGTCCCGCCTTTGTCGTTTTTTGAACCGCCGCGCTTGTCTTCGACTTCGTCGGTTTCGCGGCCGGTCTCGGTTTTGCGTCAGGATCGGAAATCCGTCCGTCCGCCTTCATTGCTTCAAGCATTTCGTCGGGAACGACGTCTTCAGGAACTTCGTCGCCTGGTTTGTACTTGACGCCGGTTCCCTTCAAAATGCCCGGTCCGTTCCAAATAAACACGATCAGACCGCGTTCAGAATGACGGCGAACGCGTCTGTCTGCGTCGTCGCGAAAATCGGCGCGGCCTGCATGCGCGCGGTAACGCGTTGCCATGATTCCGGCGCGTAAGCGTCAAAAAAGAACATTCCAGGTTCAACAGTCATTCCGCCGCCATTGATATTCGGCGGCATGTTCGGCATTGAAACGTCGAAACCGAAAAGTTGTTGATAAAAGGTCCGCCGGGCCGGAATATCCGGAAGCAATTCGGGCGGTCCGAAGTAACGATCAGCGCGGGCGCCGGAATAACAAACCAAAACCTTCGCGTTCGGCATGTATTTGGTCGCGGTTCCTGCGCTGTTCGTGTAAACGTCCGAATAAGTGAACATCCAGATTTCGTGTCCGCGCGGCGTCAGAAGGCGCCCACGCGCAGTCATTCCGGCCTCGATAAAGCGGGAATAACGCGACGGAACCGGCATTTCCTGAGAGACAAGGATCAGCTCAAATCGCCGGTTGTCGGCCTTCGCGATAAGGTCTGTATTCTTCAGAAACGCTTCAAACGCGCCTTCGCCGAAAACCGCCATATCCGCGGAAACGTGAGCATTCTCGCGAATCAGATCCCAACAATCGTCAATGTCGCCTAGTGCGTCAGCCGCGGCGTTCGACCATTGTGTGATCAGCGTCACAAAATGCGCGCTATTCCTTAAAAAATCGTACTGTTGATCCGGGTCGGCGGTTCCAAGAATCGCGTCCATCTTGCCTTCAAGAACGGACTGCGCCGCCAGGACTTCAAACAGACGGACGGTCCGGCGAACCTGTTCCTGGTGCTCACGAAGCGCAAGCGCGCGCAAACGTTCCCGTCGCGCCCGCCGTTCGTATGGATTTTCACCGGCAAGGCGATTCAAAAGCTGTGAAGCTTCAATGTCGCCTTCTTCGACTACCAACGGAAAAACCCGGTTGATATTCGTGAAACGCTGTGACAGTGTGTTTTCCTGCGGCGCGGTAATGAACCGACCGTTTGTCCCGCGCGGTACAAGCGCGGCGATTCGTTCGTTTGCGCGAATAATGTCGATATCGACAGCGTTCGCGTTTGGCGAATAGATTGTTTGTGAATTTGTTTCCGGCCGTCCGAAGAAGCATTGAAACGCAGTCGGAACGCCGATCACGCTTTTTTCGTCGAAGGCGTTCGCCATAATGCGCGAATACAAATCGACGGAAAGTGGGTTGGTCTGATAGTCAGCCATTTTTAAACCTCCCTCTAGTTTTCGAATTCGTCGATTGCGCGTGTCGCTTCGACGTAAATGTTATGGCGTTCAAGTTCGTCGCCAACGGTCAGACCGCTGGAAGTAATAACGTCCGCCAGGGTTTTGGAATTTTCGATCACAAGCTGATTCACGTCAATTGTGATTTCGCCGCCAACGATGATCGGGATGTCGGGAACGTCGCCCGCGACCAGTTCCGCCGCCGAAACGTCCGCCTTGATAATTCCGGCGGGAAATTCAGAACCGTCGGAAGCGGTGTTATCCGTAAAAGGAACCCACTTTCCCGACGCGCTGATCTTCGACATAAGGGTGTTTTTGACAAGCGCCGCCGAACGGCCCGCGTCGGTCAACAGGGTTTCCGCAGTCTTGACAAGCGGTTCGCCGGACAGGACAAACGGAAAATTCGTATAGTCTGTTCTAGTTTGAGCGGCCATCTTATTTCACTCCTTTCAAGGCGTCAATCGCCGCCTGAACTTCCGCTTCGTTTGAAACGGTTCCGTCTTCGGAAATGGTTTCGGTTTCAAGCTGCGCGGGCGTTTCGTCCGGTTGTTCGTCTTGCGCGGCCTTCGCGTTCCTCTCCTCCTTTAAGGCGTCGAACGCAATAACAGCGCCGGTCAAAACCGCCGGTTCCATGTCGCCCTTCAAAACGTCGCAGGCGATTTTCTTGATCGATTCGGGATAGTCAGATCCCGCCAGATAAGGAATCGCCGCCTTGATCGTCGCTTCGGCCTTTTTTGCGCCTTCCGCGAACGCTTCGTTTTTGATCGCTTCAACCTCGCTGGCGAGATCTGGCGACTCGTTGATCGCATCCTGCAAATTCATTTTTTCCTCCATTTGTTTTCCCGCGCCAGCGGGTTGGTTTGCAGTTTTTTTGTCTTCGCGTTCTATCTTTTTTATATAGCGATCTATAACCGCTTGAACTTTTGGTTTGTCGGCGCTTGGTATCTGAACGCCGCCGCGGGCGCCCTTCATGGCGCCGTTTGCGGCAAAAACGCCGCGGCGAATGGCAACCATGCGTCCGTCGACGATATCCGCAAACGGAAGCTTATAGGCGCCGAAGTTTTCGGCGTTTTCGGCGTCGTACCAAAAAAACGCTTTCTTGTAATTCGCGCCCGGTTTTTCTGTCGACCCTGTCGCGCGCCTGACGCGCGTCTGTGCCGCGCCCGAATCCCATGGTTTGTCAACTATCGGAAGATCTGCGAACGGCGTCGCGCCCGCTGTTATGGTCTCTTGAACACTTGCCGACGCTGTCGGTTCGCCGACGGTTTCTTCAATTCTTCCGAATATCGATCCGTTGACGCTGTCTATCATGCCAACCGACAGCGCGTCCGCGCGGTTTTCGTCCGGATCTTTCGCGACTAGCAACGCGCCGCGACCGAAATCTTTGATCACTTTTTGTTCGGTGACGCCGCGACCGTCTGCGACCCTATTAATGAAGATCCGTTCGATTGCGTCCGCGCGCTGTTGTATCGTTTCGCGACCTGCTTTGGTATCCGCGTCAGGCGCCTTTTCAGGCGCGTTCCGCGAAATGACATTGACTTTTTTGATCCCAAACGCCTTTTCGCGTTCTGACGTATCAATTTGAGTAATTACAACACCGATTGAACCGCTTTCAACCGTTGGCGAAATCGCGCGAATTTCCGACGCCGCGCTTGCGATCCAATAACCCGCGCTCGCGATCATGCCGTGATTTTCAGCGATAACGTGTTTTTTCATCGCCAGGTCTGCGACAGCCTGTCGGACTTCTTCGACGCCATTCACCGCGCCGCCTGGCGTATCCATGACAAGGCGAACGGTTTTGACCTTATCCGTTCGCGCTGCGACGTCAAGCGCGTCAATTATCTGTGAATAGGCTGTTCCGTCAAATCCAAACAAGCGCGCCAACGGCGGCGGCCCGTCCTTCGACAACGCGCCGACAATCTTGATCGTCGCGCTGTCGTCGTCTATCTGAATGATGGATCTAGGCGCGGCGAATTGTTCCTTCGCCGATAGTGTTCAGCTATGCGTTCCGCGTCGGCCGTTATATTGTGGACCTGGTCTAAGTATCCGACAATATAGTTTTCTTCACATGCCCATATTTTCATTAGCGACCAACCTTCTTTTCGATCTTGGCAACCAACGATTTCAGATCTTCAACGGCGTCGGCCAGTTCTTCAACCGCTTCGCGCAACTGCGGAACATTTGTCGCGCCTTGCGCCTTCGTCTTCGCGTCCGCCGCCTTGTTGATAACTTGTGGATTTACGTTTGCCATTATTCAACCTCGATCAATGTGTCGCCGTTCGCGACCACGTACCATTCGCTGACGTCCTGTTGAACTAAGTATTCGTCGGCGTCAAGCGAATCATATTCGCCGTCTGTCTTTTCATACGCGTTGATCCCAAACGTGTCAGACGTCGAATTGTAAACAAGCGAAATAAGCACGTATTTGGTCAGCGTTTCGTCCGCGACAACCGTCGTTTCGTCGTCAATGTCAAGTTCGCTGACCGTTGTCGTGATAACAAGACCCGCCGCCGTGCTACTGACGATCAATTCTGCGGCGTAATTAGCGGGGAGAATTTCGGCTTTAAGGTGTTCGCCGGTTTCGATTTTCGTTATCAAAACGCTTGTATGATCCGCAACTAACCCGTCAAGGATCGTGTCGTCTGCGCCTGTCGGTTCGGTCTCAAAAATCACTTCGCAGTTGTCCGACGGTCCGTCAACGTTTATTCCGGTTAGTTCAACAGAAATCGCGGATTTTACGATCTGGATTTTTAAAACGTCAGCCGAAACGACGTCGTTTGGAAAATCGGTTATCGCGTAATTTCTTGAAACCGTCATGAAACCCTCCAAACTTCGATCCATGCGTCTTTTATCGACTGTGTGTTTCCGCCTGTACCGTCGCGATATTGAACCTTGAATTGTTTTGATGCACCGGAAAAAACAACTTCATGCACGCTTGAAAAACCCGGATAATTATCGGCGCTGTCTTTGATTCTCATTTTCCATTCGTCGCCAATTATTCCCGCGTCTGTCACATTGTACAGCCGCGCGAACCCGGCCTTGTCTGCATTGTTTACCATCGCACCACACGCGATGCGATACGTTCCCGTCAACGCGGGCGTCGTCAATGTGACTTTGTCCTGGTAAGTTGCAAGCGTGGTTTGTGATTGCGCCAGCGATTCCGCGCGTTGATAGTCCTGACCAAAAACGTTCAGGCGCGGATCGTTTCCTTCACAAATCGTATTCGCTGACGATCCATAGGTCGGCGTCAAAACCGCGTCGACGTTGTCACCGGTATTCGTGATCCCGTTCGACCCCGAAACCGTGTTTGTTAACCCGCCGCCTGCGGCGACGGTCGGCCCTATTGTATGTTCACAGCATTCCTTGGTCGTCATAAATCCACCCTAACCGATCCGGCCTTTTTTTTCGGATACACATAAACATCGATTGCGGAAGGCGCCGAAATTTTCGCCGACTGGCCGACCCATGGTTGCGCGTCTGACAGGTCGGTCGGCGCCGGGTTAGTCGTCGCGCGATAGGTTGTCCAGTATTCCAGATCTGTTTTTTGCTTCCAAAGTTGACCAGTTGAAACGCCGGTTGCAACCTTCGTCCATTGATTCGCCGGACACGGTACCAATACAGGATCAGCCATTGTTTGGGCCTCCTTCGTTGTTTGTCGATTTTTGCCATGGGGGGGACGCAAGTTCCGCGAATTCGCGTTTTAGCTTCGCCCGGTTTGCCTTGCCCGACGACCCGTTCAGGTTGCGCGCGACCCTGTCAAGCGTCTGTCCGCCCATGGTCGCATATAACTGATCGGCCTTCGCCGTTTTCGCCGGGTCGATATTCGGCATAGGCGCCGAAATCCAGCTATGACACAACCAAGCGGCGCGCAAGCGCGGGTCGGTCCAACCTGGCGCGACAATTCGCCCGGTCGCGACTTCGCCCGATAACCACATTGCGTAAGCGGGCGACAGAAAATCAGAATCAAGTTCAGCTTCCCAAATTCCGCGAATTCGATCCCAAAGGATAAGCGCCGCGCGCGAAGCGGAATAATTCTGTCCGAATTGCATCTTGACGCGTTCAAGCGGAATCGACATGGACGCGGACAAATACGACGCGACGGCGTCCATATATTCCGGATATTGCGGAAGTGGCGAACTGTCTTGAAACGGTTTCAACCGTTCGCCTTCTTGCAACGAAAAAACACCGACCGAACCGGGAACGTTCAAGGTCGCTTGCGGCAAGCGGTGGAATCGAACGGGTTCTGACATCGCCGCCGCCGCTTCCGCCGGAACGGTATTTTCGTCAATGGTCGGAATAGGCCCAGCGTTCCCTTCGGTTATGTCTTCAAAAGGATTCGACGCCGCGTTGTGTTCGCTTGGTTCATTAACCATCGTAATATTCGATTGATTAATGCACTTCTTTAGGGTTGCAAGGGCATAGTCTTCCATATTTTCCAAATTTTGCAAAATATGGGAAATTCGCGAAAACCCGCGCCCCTGACCTGGAAATTCGGGTTGATATCCATGGATCATAAAAACGCGCTCCGACCTGGCGCCGACGCGCGGAACCCTGACTTCCTTGTAATTCATTTTTGCGTCGCGAACCCAAACCTTGAAGGCCGTTTCGCGACCTGCGGCGTCACGCTCGATTCCGTCCTTGTCGGTCTGAAATCCATATGTCGAAGTATATTCAGAACCGCGAATTTGATTCGGGTCTATCAATAAAACTTGAAGCGGATTCAAAATGTCGCGCCGGTCTGAATAATAGAACCGTGAAAAATATTCCCCGTCGCGCTGTTGAAAATTCACCGCTAGTCGTTGCGCTTGGTAAAAATTCATTGTTTCGTCGCGATAGGAAGTTTTCGAATTCGCCCAAATATGGAACCGTTCGTTAACGTCTTCCGACCATTCTTCGGCCTGATCTTCCGAAATACCCAAAATTCCGGCGGCCGGTTCCGCCTGCAATTTCAGACCACGGTCGACGACGCTGTTTCCATACGTTTCGACAATCGCCTTTCCTAAAGGACTTTCGAGGTAAGCTGACCTGGCGTTTTGTCTCAACAGCCAGTGATCAAGGATCGGCGACTGACCAGTTGACGACATTCCCCAATCCCATTTTGATCCGTCGGAACCGGTGTCGCCATAATATCCGGCGTAACCGTAACCGCCATAACCAAAACCATATGACGCGCCGACTTGCCCGAAACCGTTCAGCGCGGCGTCGCTGGAAAACCATTCCTTGAAAAACTTCCCTATGGTATCAAGCGCACCCACTAGCAAGAAGTCCTTCCGAACGGTCCGCGCTTGCGGCGCAGGTTCATGTTCACGACGCCCGCGCATTCCAAACGCCGATAAAGTGAATCAATTTCGGATTCCAGCGAATCAATGACGCCCTTCATTTCGTCCAGCTTGCGCCGCCAGGTCTGTTGACTTCCCTCGTTACTGTCGAACCGATAGCGTTCCGCGTCGGTTTCAAGCGCGCGTTCAAAGGTTGCGTACAATTTTTCAAGCTGAATTTGTTTTGTTTGGATAAGCGCGATGATTCGCGCCCGCTTCGCGGTGTCACGACACGACATATTCTTTTATATGTGTATTTCTGAAAAGCTGTCAAGCAATATATTGCCATATACGCAAGTTACCATATGTTGCCATGTATCTTTTTTGCGTCAGATCTCGAGGTAGGACCGCAGGAAAAAAACGCAGGTCATGCGTTTTTCCGTGTTTTTTCGGGTTATAATGGAAATTATGGAACACGATTATCACGACAAGGCGATCAGGCGCGTTCACTATATCGTTTTTAGGGCAATTCGCGAAGGTAGACTTCGGCGCCCGGATCGTTGTTCAGAATGCGGACAGGCAAAAAAACGAATCGTCGCGCACCATGAAAACTATTTCATGCCGTTAGATGTGACCTGGCTTTGCTGTCGATGTCATTTTGAAATCCATCAACCATTCTCGCCGGAAAACGCGGGCGGGACTTCCGTTTTTCACCCGTTCAACCCGTTTCCGACAAAACCACTAGGCGATCAATACTTCCTTCCTATCATCTAAATAATTGAACCCGGTCGCGTGGCAACGCGCGCCGGGTTCGTGTCCGCCAAAGGAGAAGGCCAAGACTTCCCAATGGTCGCAAATTTCCGCGTTCCTGTCAAACATACAAAAAAGGCGCGCTTCGCATGGGGGTAACACGAAGCGCGCCGGATGAGGGGAAACCTCAATGCTGAATTCAAGTCTGAACTATTCCGATAGACCTGTCAAGCAACCGACCGACGCGCCGTCTTCCGTTCAAGATAGTCCAAAACATAAGGCGTCCGGATCAGCTTTTCGACCGCTTCCTTCGCGGCGCCGTCTTTTATCTTCGCGCGTTGCGCCTGTAGCACCTGCGCCGACAACCATATTTCCTGCAAACAAATGTTATAGACCTTCAGGTCTAACGCTTCGTTCCGGCGACTGCTAGGTTTCCAAAATGTTCCGTCGTCGCGCTGTTCTTCGGCTGTCAACATCTTGTAATAGTCGTCAGGATAGTCGGACGGGTGATCCATGAAATTCGGTCGCTGCGGATACGCCGCGCGCCGCTTGATTTTCAAATTTTGGTAAACCTGTTTTTTGTACCAGTTGGTAGAAATTTGGTATGTTGTCGTTCCCGACTTCTTGCGTTCGCGAAATCGGTCGGTATCTGAATACATTTCCGCGTCGTGAACTTCGTCGATATTGCCCGTCGTTTTTTTGAGCGACCGAAATCCTTTAATCGGAAACGTGTTGTTCCAACGCTGGCAAAACTGAAAAACGATGTTTTGAACCTTCCCGTCCGCCGAATCGATCCCGATTATCTGCGGCGAAAACCGAAATCCGTCCGACCGGTGAAACACAAGACCGCCCTTCGCCGCCCAATTGTGCATTTGTTCCCAGGCGCCCGCGAACGGGTCGTTGATCGGACCTCTAAAAACTTTGTACACAATCGACCACGTCCGATATCCGCGACCATGCGCGCAGACCTCCAGTTCAAGACGCGGGCCGAATTCGGTCGACCGCTTGCGTCCCGCCTGAACGTCAACCGCCATAGTCAGAAACAACGGGCCGGGTTGGTAATCCGGAATTATGCCGGACTTGTAGTCGCCCGCTTGGTCCTGAATTTCGCGCGGGTTCGGTTTGCTTCCAAGTTCCCGATAGGGCAAACCCAAATCGGTGTTCACAAACGCGCGACGCTTCAACGGTTGATCTTCGCTGTTAATATGCGTCTGAATAATCGTCGCCCAGTCCTCCATTAATGAATAAACCGCGCTGATATGATACGACCGCCGATAGGGCGAACCGCTGCGCGCCGTCGGTTCCCATTGTCCCGCCTGAACCATTTCGTATTTTTTCGATTCGGGAATAGGTTCGTCGCAGTTCGCGCATTGATAATAAATCGACCGTTCGTCAAGCAATCCGTCGGTCAATTCCCACTTCAACCCCGGCCCGTTGTCGGTTTCGTCCTGATCGTCGCTGTAACCGAATTCAAGCGTCTGTCGTTCGCCGCAAAACGGACACGGGACTTGATACCTTCGCCGGTCGCCGGATTCGTACAAAGGCCATATATGCGATTCTTCGAAGGTCGTCGGCGTCGACGTATAAAGGATTTTTTTGCGCTTCTTCCAGGCTTTTGTCCTTGCTTCGGCAATGCTGACCGGGTCGCCTTCCTTGTCGACGTTCCAAGCATAACCGTCGACTTCGTCAAGAATCAGGTTCCGGATCGAATCCATACGCATCCCGGCCGCGCTTCCCGCCGTCGTCATGTCCAACGACCCGCCCGGAAATTCTTTTGAAAACATTGTATTTCCGGTGCGACGCTGTCCTTTCATGACGTGTTGTGGTACAAGCTTACCTTCCAACCCGCAGGAAACAAGAAGCGGCGTCAGTCGTTTATTGACCCACTTCTTCAACAGCTTTTCGTTCGCTGTACAATACAAAATCGGACCGGGAACGCTTCTAATCACATACGCGATCAGGTTTTCGATCATAGCGGTCGCGCCGACCTGCGCGGACTTCGCAAGGATTATTTCGCGAATCGGTGAACTTGCCGACAGGCATTCCATGATTTCAACTAAATAAGGCGTTCGTTCGTTTTTCCATGGCCCTGGATAGGGCGTCCCGCGCGGAAGGCGTCGGTGCTTCGCTGCGAATTCCGCAACCGTCAAAGTCGGAATTCGGGTCGGACAGTCGTCAATCATGCGTTGAAGGTCAGCATATATCCGCGCGCATTCGGCGGGCGGAATGACTAACGTCGTTTCAATCCGCTTCGGTTTTTGGTTCTTCCTGGTCATAACGCTAAAGCAAGTTGGCGCGTCGCACGGTCGACCCGTTCAACCGCCGCGTCGAAATAGTCCTTGTTTTTTTCTATCCCTATGAACGAAACGTTTTCTTCATGCGCGGCGATTCCCGTCGTCCCGCTTCCCATGAACGGATCTAGCACCGTTCCGCCCGGCGGCGAAACAAGGCGGATCAGATAAGACATTAACTTAACCGGTTTGACCGTCGGATGCCGGTTGTCTTCGCCGCGTTCCGCCGCGCTTGCCTTCGCAACGTAGAAAAAACGCGAAGCGGTTCCAGTGTCATTGAACCCAAAAGGTTTACCATTTGTCACACCGGAAAAATCACCATAACAACCTTTTGATTTGTTCCTTCCTTCTGTTCCGTATCCGCCGCCAACGCCCGCGCTTTGCCGGTCCAGTTCCGCAACCGGACAGCCGTCGGAACATTCGCCCGGTTCGCAATCTGGCGAATGCGTCAGGATTACGTTCGCGGGCCAGCGGCCGGACGCGGGAACAAAATCGTCGCCGCCCTTCCCAGTGTTAAACATTGAACCGCCTTTTGTCGTGTTGCGGTCCCGCGTGAAATAATTTCCTTCAATCCGACAACCGTCGATATTCAGCGCGCCGGTTCCATGCTCCAGAACGTTCTTGACCACTGTCCCCTTGAACGGTTTCCTGCCCACGCAGATGGGCTCATTGGCGGGCTTAAGCGCGGTGCCCCATCCGCTCCACTGAGCGGCGGCGGGTGTGGCGGGGGCGGTTATGTTGCGTATTAGCGGATCAGTGTTTTTATTAGGTCCACTTATCCCCCGCCCGTTGCTGGAGTTCCCGCGAATATCATTCGTTAAAGTTTCCACGCCCACAACAGGTCGCACTTCGCCCGCCGCCTTGTCAATCGCCTTCGACACGTCAAGCGACTTCGGAAATCCTGAACCATACAACCATTGTATTTGGTCGCGTATTTCAAAACCGCCGTCTTCGATATTGACGACCATTCGATGATATGTCCGCGTCCCGCCGAATGACAAAAGATGTCCGCCAGGTTTCAACACGCGACAGACTTCGCGCCATAGGTCAACCGGCGGAACGTCATAATCCCAATTTTTTCCCATGAACGATAAACCATAAGGCGGATCGGTCACAACCGCGTCGACCGAATTCGACTCCATGGTTTGCAAAACTTCAAAACAATCGCCGTGAATCAATTCGCGCGTCGGTTGTTTCATGCCTTCTTGCCCTTGGTTTTCTTCCCGTCAACCGGCGGTTCAACCGGCGGGACCGGTTCAACCGGAACGTCGCCTTCGTCCGGCGACGTCATAATATACTTCGCACCGTCGACCGGCGGCGAAACCGCTTCGGCCGCGCGCTTCGCCTTTTCAATTACGTCGCTGATCTGCGTCTTCAATTCTTCTTCAATCGCGCGTTCCGGTGTTTCACTGGCGCGCGCTTTCATCCATATGATATCAGCTATCGATTCCGGCATATAGATCAAGTCGTTCAAAAGAAAATCGTAAAACGCGCCGAATTTCTGTTGAATCGCTTCGCAATCGATAATGACGCCTAGCTTTTCGGCATATTCCAAGGACTTCAGGTCAGCTTGCGCCTTCTTGTAACGCGTATCTTCGACGCCCTTCTGAACCGGGTCGAACCCTTCGCCTTCAAACGCGCGTTGCGCCGCTTCCCGAATTACCTGACCGCGACCCTTCTTCGCGTTCTTCTTCTTGTCCTTCGCCTGATAACGAATCGACTTCGGCGCGTTCGCGTCAACCTTCCCGTCGACCAGTTCGATTTCGCCGCGCGTCACCGCGTTCTGAATCGCGACCGGCGTCACGTCGCAGATCTTCGCGAACCTGTACTTTGTTACAAGATTTTGTTCAGGCGCCGCGTCCATAATGATATAATAAACCAACCTTTGACAGAAAACAACTGTCCAAAAAACGCTTATATTCTATGTACTTAAAGGAAATCACGAATTTCGGACACAATGAATATTTTTCCACTTAGAGTGTATTATATTCAATCAAAATCCGTTATAGTTGCGAAAGCTGGCGCGACGCGACATACAG